AGGCACTTGTTGCAGTATATGCGAGCGGGGCTAAGACCCTAGAGAGATGACATATTAGACAGCTGCTTCAAATGATGAAGCGTCAGCTTTCTAGTAGAGACCGAACGCCTGACCTTCTTTGTCTAATCCAAACAACGCACCTGCGTCGTTTCCTTCTGTGTCCATTGAGGGATACAAAATTGTTCCGCTTGACAAAACTAAACAACTTGGGATTTCGTTTTTACGCCAACCCTCGTTGTCCATTTCCTCTTTTGTCATCGGACGTATAGCAACGATTGTTGCGCCAACGATGCCTGCGTCTATTGCATTGCTCATGTTGTCTCCTTGCCGTCGTATGGCTCGTTGAATTCGTCTGCAAGTGGCTTATTGAATTCGTCTGCAAAGATACACGCGTAAACGAGCGCACCCCCGATATATACAAATGCGCATACAAGCGCAATAACGCTATGATTCACGACATCCTCCTCAAGCCGCCAAGATAATTCCGATAAGAATTGCAAAAAGTACAGTGATCACCAGATCTGAAACCCTCCGCTATGGCGCAAAAAGAGCGCAAATTCCTGGACGTTCTCAACCGAGAACGGGTAGCTGGATTCAAGCGAATCAACGACGCCTTCGCCATGGCAACCATTGCAAAAACCATGCGTGCGCCCAACTACCAAGGCAGTTGTCTCGTCAAGTTCACGATCAGGAAAGCCATGTTCAAGACCAACAGCGTCAGTGCGAATACCAGTTCCACCGCAATATGTACAGTCCTTGCGAGGAATGTTTGCAATGCGCTCACGGTACCCCTCTTCGTATGACTTGGTAATACCAAGTTCAATCTCACGCAAGAGGATGTCAGCAAGTTGGCTTGCACCTTCAGCGTTGAGTCCATCTCCGTCATTGAAGTGACCGTCCACGTCAGAACAGAGTTCTGGAGCTGCCGTTTCGCAGTAGTCCCACAACGGGCGCCACCACCAAACATTGTTCCTGAAGTATTCACCACACTTTTCCGTGGGCTTCCTTCCGATTACATCCATACCCATAATGCCTCCTTTGTTTGGATGATGAACATCATAAAAGGTTGTAATAAAAAAAGCAACTCAAAAAAGAATTGAAAACTACGCGACTGGCCAAAAGTATGGGAGATCATCCTCCACCAACCAATCCCACTGGCCGTAGAAAACGCGATCCTTACGAAGAAGATTACTTTGGTGGCTCAGATGTACTCGCGAATCTCCCCACCAGACCGGCAAATCATCAAAGTCCGGGCTTGAGACGGCAAGCAGCTTTTCTTTACATGTGTCTTTGTAGCCCCGCCCAATCCATTCATCGCAGATTGCAACTCCGTACGCGATCAGGCCGTCGAGATTGTTTTGCCACATCTTTGTAGCTGGGTGGTTTCGCCATCCATGATTTCTTCTTCCGGTGACCGGGACAAGCGCTTGAACAATTTGAAGCGTTTCAACTCTTTGTTTTCCGAGGCGCTGGCGATCTAAAACTCGAGCGCACTGGGCAAAGTGCTCATAAGGTACGAATGTCTGCATTAGTAAATCCTCCGCAGCTATCATCCACCACCGTAACAATAATGTCAACTTGTTACGGGGCTCTTGACCCAAGATACCCAGATCAGATCAAGCTACCTGCAGCTGTGAAAAAAGTTCCGCCGGGCCCTGGCAGCTGGAAAAAAGAGTTTTATTCCCTCGAGCAGCTCCGATCTGGCTCTCGAAGGAGAAGTTTTTAACTTCGCACGTGCGCGACCCAGGTAAAGCCAATAACACCAAGCCGGGATGGCCTCCTCGGCATCGTTAGCCCCGTCTTCAGCTACTACGAAGCATTAGCGATTACCAGGTAGCTACATCACGTACTGAGCCGGAACTATCCATAAATGCCCATACGGGACTAGCGAATCATATATTGCAGCGAGGTACTTGCTGCGATATATGTGAGCGGGGCTAAGATCTTACCTGTGTTGCGGGTTTAGTTCATATCTTTGTTACCAGAGGTCAGAAGCGTTTTTGTGTAGCGCAGCGTAACGAATTAGCGTTTGACCGTTGGTAATAAAGAATGACTAAGCCTTCTTGAGTTGTCTAGTGAATCATTACGGGACTCATGACCTTTAAATAGTTAAACCACATGTCAAACCAGCCCGAATATTGCTATTCAGAAAAACATTTAAAAAAGTTGACAACAGGAGCCGGTGCAAGTATATTGATTAAACCTACTAACTAAGGAGCTATATATGACCTGGCGTCTCGACCGCAACTGCGAAGACAAAGATGTTTCATTTTTCTTTCCATCCAACCGAGGAGGAGTAAAGCGCGCAATCAAAGTTTGCAGTGAGTGTAACGTAAGGGCTGAATGTCTTGAGTTTGCAATCTGCAATCAAATCACCGACGGTATTTGGGGCGGCACCACGGAAACGTCTCGCATCAAGCTGATTCGTGATCGCTTTGGTCGCCTCGGTAATGTTGATTTCAATTACATGGCGGTTAAGTGATGAGCATGATTAGTTTTGTTTTTATTGTAGTACTCGGTGCATTTTTTGGAGCGCGATAATGTTTGTGACTGGTCTTTATATTGACGGTAACCGCATCACTCGCGTACAAGTAGATACAAATAGCGACTCATCAATCTCAAGCATGATTGACGGAACCATTGACGCTGTTACAAGGAAAACTCAAGATGGACAAATGTTTTCAGTCTTCGTTAATGACACTAGTATTTTTAGCAGTTTTGAAATGAACCCAATTGCTTCAATCGTTGCTGGGAGTTATCTTGTTGGGCCAGCCGTGATCACTGGAACTGCGCCGAACGGAGAAACAATTCCAGTACCCCTTTCGGTTATTGTGCACGCAACATCAATTCTTGAGACCATGGCTCTTCATCAGGCCTTCGGTTCGTCAGATCAGCTGCCCGTATGAACCGTTATAACCATCAGTGATGAGGTACGACACATCTGCAGGAAGTTTATTCTTCCTCAAAGACATGCTTGTTTTTGAGTTTGAATACAACGCTGAGCTCGTAGACGAAGTTCGCCGCATACCTGGAGCAAAGTACGATAATAAGTTTAAAGTTTGGCGAGTTCCAGCTACACAGATAGATGCTTGTAGAAGAATTGCGCAAAGACACAACCTCTTCATGGAGCCAAGCGTCGCTAAATTTGAAGTACCACGTACACAGAGTGAGTTTATCGGATTGAAGAGGGACGGGGAATGGGTTTACCTCGGCTTTCTTTACGACCAAGTTAAGGTCAGAAAAGTAAAACAACTTCCTGGCGTTACGTGGCATTCAAAGTCCAAGGCGTGGAGGGTTCCAGTGACCGCCATCGCAGAAGCTGTTGCATGGGCTGACAATTTTGATGTACCCGTTGACGATGATGTGCGTGCCGAGGCCGAGGAATTCATCCAGAATAGGCGCAAAAAAAGCGAAGCATCACGATCCGTAGACGCCGATGTGAATATACCAAACATGGTTGGAGACCTTTTACCGTACCAGCGGGCTGGGGTTGCATACGCAGTTGATGCACGCAGGTGTTTTATCGCTGACGATATGGGTCTCGGCAAAACTGTACAGGCTCTCGCTGCTTTAGAATTTGCTTCCCAGACAAGCGCAGTATTTCCAGCAGTTGTAATTTGCCCACCAAGCCTGGTGCTTAACTGGAAAAAAGAGATCAACAGATGGTTTCCGCACCGAAGTGTAGAGGTTGTTACTAACCGACGCAATTTCCCTGGCTCATCCGCCGCCGTCAATTCTAGTGCTAAGAATTACGGGGCTTCTGACTACTTGGTTGTTGGTTACTCAAACATTTCCCACTGGGAACAGCTGCTGCTCGGTTTTAACGCGTACGTGTTTGACGAATCGCATTACGTAAAGACCCCAACAGCACAGAGAACAAAGTCGGCAATCAAACTTGCTAAGTCATGTCCGAAAACTGGAATGGTTCTGTGCCTGACCGGAACTCCAATCACAAACCGTCCTGCAGAGTATGCATCACAACTGGAAATCATTGGTCGGCTCAACTCGCTCGGTGGAAAGTGGGGCTTCTACAGGCGCTACTGCGGTGCTTATCAAGACAAGTGGAAAGTGTGGCACACTGACGGCGCCACGAATCTTGACGAACTCAACGACACTCTTCGCTCGGTCTGCTATATCCGCCGGACAAAGACACAAGTACTCGACGAGCTCCCAGATGTCAGACATGCTCCTATTGTTGTTGACGGGACTGCCAAGATCATGCGTGAATACAAGGAAGCTCAAGACGACATTATTGACTACCTGGTCAAGCGCGCTGCAGAGATTGCTCGCGAGCTCGGAAAATCACCTGGATCCGCAGCTGTTCGCGCCAGGATGAAAGCGGAAGCAAACCAACACCTGGTAAGACTTGCGGTACTTCGCCGGATTGCCGCCCGTGCAAAAATGGACGCGGTCACCGAATGGGTTGAATCGCGGATCGCCGGCGGGCAAAAGGTTGTTATTGCAGCTCACCACCGGGAAATTGTTGATGAACTTGCGAACAAGTTCGGTGGCCTGAAGATCCAAGGTGGGATGGACGTCTCGGATGTTGAGGAGAACAAGCGCCTTTTCCAGGAAGGTGATGTCACCGAAGCCCCGTGCATCGTTCTTTCCATCCAAGCAGCCAAGACTGGACACACGCTCACGGCAGCACAGGAAGTTTTGTTCGTTGAGTTACCCTGGACACCAGCTGATGTGGATCAAACATACAGTAGATGCCATAGATTAGGACAAAAGGGTTCAGTAACTGCAACGTACATGATTACCGAAGGTACCGTTGACGAAGAGATCTATGAGTTGATCCAAGCGAAGCGCTCAATCATTGACGCAGCTACCGAAGGAACCGAACTTGACGAAGAAGCATCTGGGTCACAGATCGTGATGCGACTGCTTGAGGCGGGACTTCAGTCCAAGGCTGTCCGCACCTCTAGCAAATAGGTTCCGTTGTCTTTCACCTCAAGCACAGCTGCACCCAGTTCTTCGAGTATCGCATCCGCAACATCTGCCATCTGCCGCTGGAGTTCGCGCAGTTCGTCTCCGGATGCGGATCCAGCATCAGCCAGGTCGAGCAATATGTCCGTAATGGTATTAACCAGCTCTACCCTGGCTTCGTAAATATTTGGCGTTTGGGGCATGACGTGTACATTAGCAGGTGCTATATTGCTTGACGCGGGAGTCCCGCAATCACGAAACGAGGTACGAAAATGAGCAAGCCAGTTGCTACGGTAACCGGGAATCTTACGGCAGATCCCGAGATCCGCTTTTTTGATGGTGGAAGTGCGAAGGCATCTTTCAGTATCGCCGTAAACAGTCAGTGGAAAGATGCGTCAGGGCAAATGCAAGAGCGCACTTCCTACTTTGATGTCGTGGCATGGAAAGCCTTGGCGGAGGACATCGTGCGTGTCGCCACCAAGGGTGCGCGTGTCACCGTCACCGGAACGCTGGAACAGCGTTCATGGGACGACAAAGCCAGTGGTCAAAAGCGCACCAAGGTTGAAATCGTTGCCGAAGAGGTGGCGGTTTCCGTGCGGAGCATTGAAGAGTTCACACGCAAACAGCGTGTGGAAGGTTCTGATGGAGCCACAAAGAAGCCCGTAAGGGGCCGTGGCCCAGCGGTGAATCGTCAGGATATCCCCGAGGACGAAGAGCCGTTTTAATTCTTCCTTGGGCAGGGAGAAAAAAGAAGACCCCACCGTGGAGGGCTACGGTGGGGTCTTTCTTATTTGCTATGCAAGCAAGTAGGCAACAAGTAAAAGTAAACCGAGCGTCATCACTTCTCGGTCGCCCAGTCCCACGAACCGTCCATGGAGAGAACCATGATGGGGTCAAGGTTGCGACAGTTGTTCGGGTCGGTGTCGTCATGCACCAAGCGAAATGCACTCACATCCCAAGTGAAGTCCTTGTTGATGACGAGGTCACATTCGGGCTTGGAGTTCTCTGCCAACAGGGGAGAGTTCTGAAGCACCAAGTAGGTAGCAAGAGCCACCGAGGCACTCACGCCGAGCCAAAAGGCGAGACGGACGGTAGAGCGAATAAGATAGTAAGCAGGGCTGTGATAGTAGGTCATGCAAAGTACGCTAATGAAAGGGTGTGACAAAGTCAAGTATCGTTATGGAACCAGTGAACCGCAAGAAAGCACCCCAGCAAGAGATAGTTGAGATTAATAGGGTCGGCTCATGGGGGCGAGTTACCTACCAGCACAAACTCTCCTGCGGCCACGTAGAGATCCGGAAGCGGCCCTCATCAGCCCCGAGAATCGCTTGTACGTGGTGTGTTCAGGCTGAACGCAAAGACGAGGAACTTAGGGCATTGGCGATCCGCGAACCAGAGTCGCTTGAGATCCCAGATGATGACATCAGGCCAGCGGGACTGGAGACAGCCGAAGGAGAGGCC